AGATACCTTCGATTGTTTCACAAATTAAGGATGCGGTGGTTGAAGCGGCTCCCATGTTGATCGAGGGCGGGAAACAATTGATGCAGTCGATTTATAACGGATTGACGCAGGAGTTTCCGCAGATTCAGCCTGTCCTTGACGGACTCGGTAAAATTTTTGAAACGGCCTTTGATGCAATTGGAAAAGTAGTTGATTTCTTTAAAGAACATTTTGAGACCATCAAGACGGTTGTCGTGGCAGTTGGTGGAGCTATCGCTGCAGTTGGTATCGTCGGTGCAATCGCAGGTATCGCCGGGGCAATCAGCACCGTTGTTGGTGCTATTGGCGGCTTGATTTCGGCGCTCTCCATGATTAAGAGCTTTGCCGGACTTGTATCGGTTATAACGACTCTGGCAGGCGGGCCGCTGGTGCTCATTCCTGCTCTTATCGGTGCAATCGTTGCGGCCGTGATCTACCTCTGGAATACATCAGAGACCTTCCGCAACTTTGTACTTGGTCTGTGGGCAAAGATTCAGGAAATCGTAGCCGGAGCGGTTGAGGTTTTCAAAAATCTCGGCACTGCGTTCGGCCTTATCTGGCAGGACATTGTAAATACGGCCACTGCAATTTGGACTACATTGAAGAGCGTGGTTTTGGCTGGTGCAACGGCAGTCAAGGATATTGCCACAAGAATTTTTACTGCGATCCGCGATTTTATATCAAATGCCTGGCAGACGATTTCCACGGTAACGAGCAATGTGTGGAATTCTATCCGCACAGCAATCACAAATATAATATCGTCTATCCGTACAACGATCTCAAATGTTTTTAACAATATTTCTTCTACGATCTCCACGATCTTTGGAAACATCAAGTCAAAAGCATCTGAAATCTGGGGGAATATTCGCGAAAAGATATCTACTACTGTTGAAAATATACGGAGTGGTATTGCTGAAAAATTCCAGGCTGTCTACGATAGAGCGCATGATATTTTTGAGAAAGTAAAGGAAGCCATCACAAATCCGGTCGAATCTGCGAAGGAATTCGTCAAGGGACTTGTAGAAGACATAAAGGGATTCTTTGATTTTGACTGGCACCTGCCTGATCTCAAACTGCCGCACATCGTAGTCGGAAGCTATATTGATGTACCTGTACTTGGTACGATTCCGGATCCTACTACGCTGCGGGTAGAGTGGTACAAAAAGGCTTACGATAACCCGTGGATGTTTACAAAGCCCACAGTCATGGGATTTGGTGACGGCAACGGCGGCGAGATGGTATACGGCCATGATAACCTCATGCGTGATATTAAAGAGGCGGTGGGAACGCAGGCCCGCACATTTGCTCCGGTGATCAACGTTTACACGCAGGAAGGCCAGAGCAACGAGGACATTGCGCACAAGGTGATGGATATTCTGACGTTTGAGTATCAGAGACAAGGGAGCGTGTTTGCTTAATGGAAAATTATATATTGACCGTTGGTGGCATTTCCTCACTTGACTACGGCATCTATGTGCTCGATTCAAACGATGAGGACAGCACCACAAGAGACTATGAATCCGTACAAGTCGATGGGAGGTCGGGAGACCTCCACTTCGACAACGGTCGGTGGGCCAACGTAGATCGCACATATAAATGCGTATGCATGGAAAACGCAAGGCAGAACATTCCGGCCTTTGTCGCAGCAATCATGTCAAGCCCAGGATATAAAAGGCTTGAGGATACACTGCACTATGATTACTACAAAATTGGTGTATTAAAGGGTGAAGTGGTACCTAAATTTTCCCGCATGAAAGATGCGGCAAGATTTGATATTACATTTGATTGTAAGCCTCAGAAATATCTCAAAATCGGAGAGAGGCAGATCACGCTTTCCGGCACCAATACAATTATGAATCCCACGTATTTTGACTCGTCGCCTGCACTTGAAATCACAGGGAACGGTCAGATTGGGATTGGTGGCGAAACAATCACAATAGCAGGAAGCACAGAAACAATAATTCTTGATCTGGAGCTTGGCGATTGCTATTCGAAAGCCTCTCATGCAAATAAAAACAGTTGCGTCACATGGACGGACAAACCGGTGTTAAAAAGCGGTATAAATAACATTACCGTAGCTTCCGGTCTGACTGTCCTTATGACTCCCAGGTGGTGGCATTTATGATCCCTGTATTATATGCATCTGACGAAACCGTCTTTACATCTAACGGCCTCGGTCTGCTTTATGACTGCATCGACGCGAGCTGCATAGAGGAAAGAAACGGACAGTATGAAATCAGTTTTACATACCCGCTGAACGGCTTGCACTTTTCGGAGATAGAGCATTCTTGCTTTATTAAGGCTGTTCCTTCTGATGGAGCGAATCCGCAGCTTTTCCGCATTTATTACAGTTCAAAACCGAGCAACGGAAAAGTGCAATTTAAAGCCGAGCATGTATCATATCAGCAGAAGCATATCCCTGTTGAGCCTTACACAGCGACAAATGCAGCGGAAGCATTGACCGGAATCGCAGAGCACGCAAGGGAAAACTGCCCGTTTGAATTTTGGACGGATAACACCAATGCCGGTGATTTTTCCCTGGAACAGCCTGCATCTGCTCGGTCGATCATCGGCGGCATGAGGGGTAGCATCCTGGACGTTTATGGCGGCGAGTACATGTTTGATAATTACCTCGTGCGGCTTTACAGGCAAAGAGGGCAAGACAACGGCGTTACTCTCCGATACGGTAAAAATATTACCGATATTAAACAGGAAAAGAATATTGCCGAAACAATCACCGGGGTTATGCCATATTGGTATGGTCAAAATGAGAATCAAGAAAATGTTTATGTATCACTGCCAGAAAAAGTAATCCACAGTAGCACGGCAGCAAATTATCCATATCAGCGTACAATCGTTCTTGATTGTTCTGGTGAATGGCAGGATCCTCCGACAGAGGCACAGCTTAGAGGATATGCGCAGAGCTACATCACCCAGACCGGCATCGGTATTCCCAAGATTTCTATTGATGTTTCATTTGTGGCCCTTTGGCAAACGGAAGAATATAAGGATATTGCGAATCTGGAAAGGGTCCGGCTTTGCGACACTGTAACTGTCGAATTTGAGCCGCTCGGTATTTCTGCGAAAGCAAAGGTAGTTAAAACCGAGTACGATATTCTGAAAGAACGGTACAGAAGCATCGAGCTTGGTGATGCAAGGACAAATTTTGCGGGCCAGGTGAAAGCAGACATTGATGCATCCTCTGCGGAAATCGTCAAAAAAACCGTCACACCCTCATTCCTTCAGAGGGAAATAAACCGAGCAACGGAACTGATCAGAGGTGGCCTTGGTGGTTATGTGGTCTTTACGTCAAATGCTGACGGACAGCCGCAGGAAATCATCATTATGGACACGGACGATGTGCAAACGGCTGTCCAGTGCATCCGGATCAACAAGAACGGCATCGGATTTTCTACTACGGGATACAATGGACCGTATACTTCCGCATGGACAATAGATGGACGCTTTAATGCTGATTTTATCGCCACCGGATCACTTACTGCGAATCTCATAAAAGGTGGAATCCTCAAGCTCGGCGGCACAGACAACGGCAACGGCGTTATTCAAGTTTTTGACGGAAGCAACAATCTTGTCGGCAAGTGGGACAAAGACGGATTGTCAGCTACAGGCGATCTGGAAATGAAAAAGGGCGATATATATGGTCTTGTCGGTTCAGTTCCTTATCTTACGTGGTTACTTGTAGAAGGACAGGCACGTTTAGACATTCTCGATGGATTTTCCGTAAAAAAAGAATCAACGTCACTCATATCATCACATAGTATTATCCCACGAAGCGACAGAGTTTTAGACCAGACGCTTGCATCGACAAAAATCTTAAAATCGTTTGTGTTCACAAGCGACATAGAGACAAGCGGCAACATGTTTTATCTTGAAATAGATAAGAAATCATTCACGCTTTATCCCGCACGATATGGAACGGCATCCGCTGTCAGCCAAGCGCCTGAAGTATCTATTGACGGAGATGGAATAAGCGTAAAAAGCGGAGGTGCGACAATTTCGGCAAAATCCGGAAGTGGTGTTTCGGGTGATGGGGAAATTCATATAAGCGCCCCAAGCAAGACAACGGGGCATAACAGCACACAGGCAGACATGGATTATTCGTCTATATTGCTTCAATCTGGTTCTCGCAACCAAAAGATTGACATTAATGGCAATGGTCTCAGTATTAGAGCAAACGGCGCGTCCATTTATTTAAACGGCTCAAATTCATCTCAGTCAGCGCTTCAATTAATGGGTGGCAATAAAGGCCTTAGAATAGACGGCAGTGTTGCTCAAATAACATCAGATGGTGGTTCATCATGGTCGCAGCTTGCCTTTGCGTCATCATCATCCAAACGTTACAAGCACGGCATAAAACCACTTTCAGAGGACAGAGACAGCCACAGATTACTCGCTCTGCCTGTTGTGGAATTTGATTGGAATACTGACCATCCTTTGCAGTACGAGGATATGAGGGGCAAAACCGTCCCCGGCATCATCGCTGAAGATGTAGCAGATATTTATCCATCAGCTGTTATCCATAATGCAGATGGAGATGTTGAATCCTGGGACGAGCGCAGGATCATCCCTGGCATGTTGGCATTGATACAGGAGCAAGACAAGAAGATAAAAGACCTTGAGGCACGACTCGCCAGATTGGAGGAGTTACTCACATGATTACGATTACCACCAAATTAGATATGCGGCATGGTGCCGTGCGGCCTACCATACACCTTTCACAGTATGATTCCGATTTTACTCTTGTTTTTGAACTGTATTCTTCTGATGGAACATTTACCGTTGAAAACGGAACGACGGCACGGATCAGAGGCACAAAATCAAGCGGTACGGGATTTAGTGCAGACGCATCTATAAACATCTCCACCAAAACCGTAACGGTCACCGGCAATGCACAAATGACTGCGGCAGCAGGCCAGAATGTTTACGAGATCACTTTGTATAAAGGTGGAAAAGAGATAAACAGCGCAAATTTCCTCCTGCTCTGCGAACGTGCCGCAC